TCTTTTCTCTCACGATATTTACGGAGCAAATGCTCCGTAGCCATGATATAGTCCACTTATTTAATTGACCTATACCAAAGAAGTCCTTTAGTTTGCCCGTAAGCCGCTTTGACTTTAGCCTCTTCTGGCTTATCTAAGCATTCACCTGCTTTAACAGATTGAGTTCTAGTGTTATCAACCATTGAAGGCTCACTAGGTTCTGCTCTGTTAGCTTTTTTAGACGGTGATGGGTAACCTTTCATCTTGTCGTAATACTCTCGCATTATTTTTCTCCGTTTTGTTTCCTACTCTCCCGAACTGTTTTTACTAGTTCGGTGTAGTTCTTTTCGGCATCAGCTTTTGCTTTCTGCTCTAACTCTTGTAATTCTATAGCAGCTTTAGTATCTTGTACTCTTAAATCAGCTTCTATTTTCTCACGTTTGATTTGTGCATCCATTTGTGCTTTAGTCATAGAAATTTCTGCGTCACGCATATCGTCTTCAGCTTTTTGTGCTAACTGTTCTTTTTCTAGTTGTAACTGAGCCTCAAACATTTGACGTTGTGGGTCTTGTTGTGCTGCTGCTGCGGCTTGTGCCATAGCTTGTGCTTGTCCTGTAACCTGTTGTGTAGCTTGTGCTGCCATCATAGCTATTTGGTTCATTACCTCTGGAGGCATTTGTCCATCTTCTAATTGTGGAAGCGGCTGACCCATTGCTTGTTCTATTTGTTGTCTATATAACATAGCTTGGTGTTCTTGTATGTTTGCACCTATTGTTTGGGTAGCTATTGGGTTTTGTTGAACCATCGGGTTTTGCATAAACGCTGTGTGAGAACCAATATAAGCTTCATGGTTTTGAAACGGATAAGCTTTTATAGGTTTTCCTGTTAAAGCTGATTGTTGGTCACTTATTGGATCACGTGCAGGTACTTCTTCTTCAGGAGGTAGTAATGCATCAATATCTTTAATATTTAACGCTATATACATTTTTCTGTAAGATTCTCTTAAATCATGTAATTCAGGAGCTGCTTGTGCCATTTGTAACTGTGTTTGAGCTAATGTAATTCTTTGTGTCATACTGAAGATATTTGGGTCACTTACAGGTATAACATCTACGGAGTTATCGAAATCTGCTTTAAATACATTTTCTGAAGCACCTTGAACTTGGTAAGGGTATTCAGAAGGTAAAAACTCACCGAACACTCTTTTTAATATTTTAAACTCAGTTCTTTGTGCGTAATGTAATCTTTTATGGATTGCGGACATAACTCTTTGTCCTTTTTCCATAAGTGCTACTGTTGTACCAACGGGAGCTTCAGAGTTACCATCTCCTGTAGGACTTTCTACTGTAGCCGCAAAACGTTTACCAGAATCAACTAAAGCACCTAATAAAGTGGTTAAAGTACCGCTTGGCTCTTTATAAGGTAAAGGAAGGAAAGCATCTTGCAATCTTCCTCCTGGAGCGTCAACATCTCTCCATTCTCCTGGTTGTAACGGGTCATCGTGGCGTTGAATATTCAATCCACGTGCTTTAAACCCTGCTGGAAGGTTAGAAAGTGTTCCTGCGTCTATTAATTGACGTAAAATCGCTGTAACCGACTTAGTTAAGCCGCCCATCATGTGAATTAAGCCAAAACCGTAAAAACCTAATCCTGGAAGGAACTTATAATGCGTAAAATGCTCGATTTTCTTCTTCATCGGGTCTTTTTCGTTATAATTAGGTCTAATAGCAAGAACTTTGTTGTTATCTTTACAAATAGTGACTACATAAGGTAAAGCTACCCCTGTTTCTTCATCATTTTCGTCTTTGTCTTCGTATCCTTCGATATCTAAGTCAACATGCATCTCTAATAAGGTGAATTCTTCGTCACTTATCGTTCTAGTTAAGCCTTGTAGCTCGTCTAATTTTTCAGATACTTCAGTATTGTCTGTTGCGGTTCCTGGAGACATCATGTCCATGTCTTTATAGAAGCCAGAACGTTGTAATTTACGTAATTCGTTTTCGTTCATGTGAATTACGTGTGTAATTCTAGGNGATGTTAGTAAATCTACCGCGTAATAAGGNACAACTAAATCTTCAGACTTAACAAAACGTGCTACGGCACGTCCAACTGAAGGATCATAGTAAACTTTTTTAAATGCTGAGCCTGATAACGGAAGATAAAACAAAAGTTGATCCATTTCAGGATCATATTCTTCCATTTTGTAAGTTATTTGATAATTCATGAAGTTTTTAACACGATTAGCTTTTTCTAATTTGCTATCATCNGTCATTCCTAAAACTTCAGTGTCAACNGGTCCACCTGCTGGTAACATTTCTTTGTAAGCTTGTGCTTGAAACTGAGTTACTGCTTCCGCAAGTATTGGATGATGAACTCCTGAAGCACCAACAAAAGGTTGTGTTCTGGAATCTGAGTTAATACCTAATAAATCTAAACCTTCTACGTATGTTTGAAACCAATCCGTTCTAGAATCTAAGTCATCTTCAAAAGAACCGACTAATTCTGTAGCGATAGTGTTTAATTCTCTTTCATCTAAAGACTCGGCTATGTTTTCTCCAAACTTAGAAATCTTTTCTTCAGGCATGTCACTGCCTCTAATTATTGAACCATCAGGTTGAACAAAAAGCTCAGTTTCTTCTTCAGGTTGTTCCATAATTTCCAACTCAATTTCTTCTTGAGGATTAGGAACTGCGGACAACGATTGTTTTTCAATAGCCATGTAGATAAATCATAGTATGATTTTGATTAATAATAAACCCTTTCCCTATCATAATACTCCTCTTCTTCAAAATAGTCACTGGTTAATTGCAAGAAGCCTCCTTCCCTAAACCTTGCTAATGCTAAAGTTGTAGCATCAACTAAGTCATCATTTTCTCCTGATGGGAAATCAGAAACTTCTTCCATAAGTTCTTCACCAAATCTATTATCAGGAACCCATACGCGTCCGTCTTGGAAAATAGGGGATACTGAGTTTAATCTAGCGATTTTATCTTGACCTTTTCCTGGAGAAAAAGTGTTTACAGGAATACCGACTCTACGTAATTCTTGTACTAACGGAATACCACTAGCTTTAGCTTCTATGATAACTGTGTCAGGACTCCAATATTCATACAAACGTAATGCTTCAGCTTTTAGTTCAGGAAAATCAAAACGTTCTTTTATACAATCTATTAAAATTAAATGAGCTTCGTCTCCGTGATATGTTTCTTCACCTATCTTTCCTTCAGGATAAAACACACCCCAAGTTGTTATAGCTGTAAAGTCAGCTCTTTCTGATTTTAGAAAAGCTGTATCGTAACTTTGTATTAAGTAATCACATTTAGGTGGTTTGTTTTCATCCCAAATATTAAACCAATCTTTAGGTATAATTGAAATACCTTCCCCTGTCGGTCTTTGCATGTATTGAGCCGCCCACTTAGATGGACTAACAGAGGCTTTAATACTTTCTAATTCTTTTAGTTCCCAAAACTCTTTCCATAAAGGTTTACCGCTTGGCAATATAGCAGGGAATTCTATTATTTCCCATTGATCAGAACCTTCGTCTTGTGCCATTTTCCTAGTTAACCTACCCGTTAAATCTTTTTTATTCCAACGGGTCATAACTATTACGATTGCTCCTCCAGGTTGTAACCTTTGACGAGGACCCGACATAAACCATTCGTATGCTTCGTCCATCGCTTTGTCTGACATAGCATCTTGCTCAGAATGTGGATCATCAATAATAAACAAATCCGCACCCCTTCCTGCTAACGCACCACCAATACCAGCAGCGTAATATTCACCACCTTTATTAGTTAACCATTTACCCGCAGAACGGCTATCAGCTTTTAGTTCTGTTTCAGGAAACAATTCTCTGTACTCTTCTCCATCAATTAAATCCCTAACTTTACGTCCAAAGTTAATTGCAAGGTCAGCCGTGTGGGTTGCTTCTATGATTTTTAACTTAGGATTTTTACCTAATAAGTAAGCAGGGAACAAATGTGATGCAAACTCAGACTTTGTGTGTCTAGGAGGCATGTTAATAATTAAACGTTTTAGTTTACCACTGGCTATGTCATCAAAAGCTTTAGCCATTTTTACGTGATGATCACCGTTTATAAACTCAGACCAAATAGATTTCACGAAGTTCATAAACGTACTTGTTGATTCTTCTTGAAACTCACGTTTAGTTAATTCTTCTAATAAAACAGTNAACTCTTTAGCTTCTGCTTTATCTAAATGTGATAGGTCTATGTTTTTTAAAGCTTTTAGCTTATCAGCGTTAGAGGTCATTCGTTATACTTTCTTAGTTCGTACATTCTTTTATAAATGTCTTCAAAAGGTATTTCTTCTACCATGTCTAAGTTTTCTTCAGGGAATAAAGATATTAACGTATCTGATTCTCCAAGTTTTTCAAAACCTTTTCTAGGTGGGTATCGTAAAGAATCAAAACCTAAATCAGCTATGTTAGTGTTCAACTCTTCTGAAAAACCATGTGGAAAATACATATTATCTTTTGTTTTGTTTTTTAACATTCCCTGTAGTACGTATTCAGTGTTGGTGTTTTTAGCTGTTGGGCTTCCTTTAGGTCTAAAATCTCCGATTATTTCGTTTATTCTATTTAAGGTGTTTTTATCAATGTTTTCAACGTCTAATGTTCTAGAAAAATTAGGTCTAGTTAAATAAGCAGCACCTTTAGGACTTCCTTGTGAAACCAAACCTTCAGAATAATCAAAAATTCTAGGGTCAGAAAAACTTCTGTTTAGATAAAGACCTCCTGGAGAAGTGCCTGATGGATCAAGTTTTAAACTTTGAATCCCTGTTGTTGGACTACTATGTACTGCTAATTCTTTATTTAGTAAAGATTCTATGCCGCCTTTTGGTATAGATGGAGAACTAAAATCCATTTCTTGTTGTACAGCTTTAGGTACTTCTTTTTTCGTGACGGTTGGTTCTAGATTGGGTGTAGCTTTTTCTTTAGCTACCATCTCATCTAGTTCTCTTTGTGCCTTTTGATGTTTTTTCCTAGCTCGTTCTGCAGCTTCTTGTGCCGCATTCCCATCACCAGAGCCCACGTTTCTTAGTTCACGTTGTTCGTCAAACTTAGCTTGTTTTATTGTTTGCTGTAGTTTTCCTGCTTTACGTGCAAGAAAAGATCCTGGAATAAAGGGCAACATACTTGCCCCCATCATAATCCCACCCATCATAGGATTACCTTCGTCCATCATAAACTTACCTTCGCGTAATCCTTGTACGTCACCGAATCCTGGAATAAATTCAGACATAAACGTCATTTTTTCAGCTAACTGTTGTGCACGGTAATTATCTGATATGAGTCCTTTGTCTAATAAAAAGTTAGCAATGGTTTGTTGTTGGTTTTCCAACGGTGAGGGTTCGTATGCTTCTATAGTTCCATTAGCCATGTGCTAAGTATATGCTAAACGCTGACCATTTGAAAAGAAATCTGCAAAAATAAAGTAAAGTAGTTAAACTTAGGGACGGAGTTCTTGGTTCGCGGGTGGTTTTCCTTTAGACTCTTTCTTCTTGTTTTTGAATATCTTATCGAAGTTCTCGTTGAACTTATCGATGTCCGTGGGGCGTGGTTTGCTTCCCTTGCCTCCATGCCATTGGCTATTCTTCATCATTATCATACTCCTTATAGTATTCGACTATAGATAGAATGTTTTTAGTATAACGAGTTACTTCAGCCATATTCATTGATAAGTTTTCATATTGTTGCGTAGTTAACGCATAGTATGCCACCGCAGGAGCTTTACCTTCTTCAACGAGTTGTAGGTATTCAGCCATAATCTCTGGAGTAAGGACTTTCCACTCGACGTTTACCGCTTGAATCTCCATTGGCAACGGGGGGTGGTACATAGGTGCGGGTAACGCTATGGTATTTACTTCAACAGGTTTGGTCGGTATTAGTGAACAACCACTGACCGCGATTAACAAAAGTGTACTAGTTAGTAGCTGTTTCATCTTCTTTTACTGTTGTTATTGCTACAAGATTATCCATTACCTTTTTACTGCCTTTATTAACAATTTTCTCTACTAATCCTGGTTTGTTCAAGGCTAAGTTGTCTAGATCGTGCTTAGCAAATGTTTGTCTTAGTTTATTGACTTCACGAAGTGCGTTTTGTTTATCTGTTTCAAGCACGTCAAGGTTCGCGGACAGTTGTTCTTGTTTAGCTAGGTACTGTTTAATTGAATCGTTTTGTTCGGTTATCTTACTTTCGAGAACTATTTGGTTGGCTTTAGATTGCGATAATTGGTCGAACAGGTATTTAGAACCTGCCAAAGAAGCTACCAATAGGACTCCTAGAATCAAGCTTACTTTATAACCCATTAAGATTTTCCAGTAACTCTGTTTTGAATAAAATCTTTAAAACTATTAGGTAATACTTGATGTTGTTCTCGGTACTTACCTAGTTCGGGTATTAAGTCTTGTGCAAACGGTGACAGGGTTTCGGAACCCATGACTTTATTCATGGTTTTAGGATCATTAAACAAAGTAATAAAATCAGAGAACTCTGTTTCTATTGCTTCAGGGTTAATCTCAGACTCAACATTAGCATCGTAACCGTCATTAAAGAAGCTGTATGGGTTTTTCTTGTACTCTTTTTTATAAATATAATCAGGAGAGAAAGACTTTCTATCTGATTTTCTTATTTCTTGTAAAACATCAAAACGGTCTTGTTCATTTAGCTCTCCTAACATTTGATCAAGTCTATTAGGTTCTTGAGGCGGTGTAGCTTCAGACATGATTAAAGGACCCGCGAACATGCCTTCAGGTTTTTGAACATCGAATTTTGGAGCGTCTGTGAGTGTATCTAATATGCCTGCCATCATGAAAGTATATTCGAAAAAATTTTTTCTCGCAAAATTTTTATCATAGGGACTTATTTGTAAAGTACATGCAAAAGAGGATGCAACTCCAGGGGCGGGTGGGTGGGTCCCAGCTGGCGACTGGAAGAGGGGGTATGGGGGTTCGAAATGCAGAGCAAGAGACTGGGATCGAGTGAGCGAACACGAGAACAAGCGAGAAAGACAGGCAAAGAAAAGCCCACCGCGATGCAGTGGGCTGGAGTCAGTAGCGAACTACTCGACCGAGATGAAGTCAGACTTAATCAGTCTGTTCTTATAGAACTGCCAGATCTTGGCAGGAGTCTGCACAGTATTGAACTCAGCTACTTTATCAAGGGCTGAATTAAGTCCTGATGCATCGGTTCCAATTAGCTGTTCTATCGTTAACATATTACCTTCAGCATTAACAAGTGCTTGTATGATGCACTGTGCTTGGTGAGGTAGCTTGTTAGCGTTAGTCACAGTATGCAACTTGACATTGGAAGTCTTGTCAAACCTTCTTCCATTACCTTGCACTTTAAATGCAGTGAAGTTATCAGTCGCTTTCTTTTCTATAGTTTTGTTTTTCATAGTATTTCTCCTTTCTTGAAAAAACCGCCCCGCTTAATTGCTGAACTTGAATATAGTATAGTGCTTTACTTTGCGAATGTATACCAAAGAACTAAACTTATTTACTTTTATTTATATGCACTAACAATGGACAGATTGCAGTGGACAACGAACAATGGAAGAAGAGACGAAGAGACGAAGAGAACAGTGTACGGGTAGGGGAACGCGTGCACTGCATAGAGTAGAGTAGAGTAGAGTAGAGTAGAGTGAGCTCAATCCTTTTTGATAAACTCACCTTCGATGACATTCGAATCGCTTGCTCGTCTCTTGATCATCTCTTCAAGTCGAGAGAGTATGTCGTCTTTGGACATCATATCGATCTTCGCGGTAAGTATCTCGCGTCTATCAATGTAGAGTCCACCAGCTTTGCCTCGATGGACCTCGGCTGTGATGGCTGCGGATATCTGACCTTGTTCTTTTGCCTCCTCCCGTAGTTCGTGGAGAGTGGACAAATGATTCTCTAGGGAAA